ATCAAGTCTTACACTTAACATATCTACTATTTCAGCACCTGCTATAGTCAACGCAGCTAGTGGCGACTTGCTAGTATCTGAGATAACAGTATCAATTTTAACGGAATGGAGTTAGCATGAGCTACAAAGGATTTACAAAAGAAGAATATGACTTTCTGATCAAGATAGGTCAGATTACCGACAAGCCAGCAGCGGTTAAACAACCAGCGGCTAGAAAAGATGAGGACAACGAATAATGGCAATCTATTTAAGCAACGGCGTTGTTGTTACTCTGAATAGCGTGGATTTAAGCAATCACGTAACAGCTGTAACAATTAACCGCTCATTTGACGAATTGGAAGTCACCGCGATGGGGGACACTGCTCACAAATTTGCAAAGGGTCTAGAAGCAAGCACTATCACTATTGACTTCTTAAATGACACAGCAGCAGCTAACGTAAACGCAACACTGCAGGCTGCATGGGGTACTACAGTGCCACTAACAATTAAGCAGACAAGCGCAGTAATAAGCTCAACCAACCCAGAATTTCAAACTACGATTTTGGTCAACAATACTCAAGATGTAAACGGCGCAGTAGGCGACATAAGCACACAGTCAATTACATTTACTTGCCAAAGCCCTATAGTAGTTGACGTAACAGCCTAAGGAGTAATAATGGCAAAGCTAAAGATAACAAGGGCTAATGGCGAAGTATCTGAACACAAGATTACGCCAGGTGTCGAGTACGCTTTCGAGTTAAAGTATGGCGCAGGAATTAGTAAAGTCCTACGTGATCACGAACGGCAGACCGAGATTTATTACTTGGCGCATGAGTGTTTACGTAGGGCTAACGTGACTGTACCTATATTTGGTTTAGAGTTTATTGACAGCTTAGAAACTGTCGAGGTATTAGACGAAGAAAAAAAATAGTACCGCGTGACTCCATTCTCTACACAGTGGCTGCTTTAAGTGTAGAGACTGGGATCGCGCCTAGTGAGTTTATTAACATGGACTCAGAAATGCTAAAAGCAATAGTGCAAGTTTTTAGCGATAGAGCAAAGGAGATCAAAAATGCCAGCCAACGTAATAGGCGTAGATGATGTCCAAAAGGGTTTAAGTTTCATAGACGAAGATATGTACACACGTATTAAAACTGCCATCTCACCTTTAATGCGACAGGTTGAAGCTACAGCTAAAGGTTATGTACCGAGCAACACTGAAGTATTATCGGGCTGGAGTAAGCCTATATCTTCAGACATAACTTACCGACCATTCCCTAAATACAGCGCGGATAACGTGCGTGGCGGTATTGGTTACAAAGAAGGAAAAAACAGACTATTTAAAAACGGCTTTCAAGTAGAAAATTATGTTTACAATATTAGCGCAGCTGGTCGTATTTATGAGACCGCAGGCAGAGTAAATCCAGAAGGGCGTGCGCCATTCACTTCTATTCATGAAGGTGGAGGAGTAGTTGCGTATGAACAAGCAAGAACGGCTAGAAGAAAATCTAGGTCTACACGTTCTTACAATTCAAACAATCCATTTGCAGGTTATCAGTTTGTAACGTCAATGGAAGCACTTACACAACAGCCTAAAATTAAAGGCGTGCGTAGTGCTGGTCGTAAAGGTAAGGGTCGTTTAATCTACAAAGCCTGGGCTAAAGATAGTCCTAAAGTTTACGATGCAATCCTAAAAGCAATCACACATACAGCTGATTACTTTAACGATTCTACAGAATTAAAGTCGGTGGCATAGTGGCCAATGTAGTCGTATCCGCCCTCGCTACCTGGAATGGTAAAGCGTTAAAGAAAGCCAAGCAGGATGTAGATGTATTTTCTAAACAAATTAAACAATTTGCCAGAGTATTTGGCGTTGCATTTAGCGCAACAGCATTAGTAGCATTTAGCAAAAAAGCAGTTAAAGCCTTTGCAGAGGATGAAGCAGCAGCCAAATCGTTAGCCTTGCAATTAGAAAACACAGGCAACGCATTTAGAGTAACCGAAGTAGAAGCCTATATAAAAGGTTTAGAAAAAACTTATGCAATACTTACAGACTTACGCGGACCATTTAAGACATTATTAAACGTTACTGGCTCTGTAGATCTTGCACAGCGTTCATTAGAAGCTGCATTAGATATAAGTGCTGGTACAGGTGAAAACTTAGCAACAGTAGTAGGTGCAATAGCCGCAGGTGTAAGAGGGCAAACTAAAGCAATTAACGGACTTAACACTGGCATAGATAAAAACATATTAGCGACTGGCGACATGAATAAAATCATGGCTGAACTAGAGAAAAAGTTTAGTGGTCAGGCAGCAGCTAGATTAGATACATACGCTGGCAAGATGGATGTGCTCAAAAAAGGCGCAGATGAAGCGACTAAATCTATTGGCACAGGCTTAGTAGATGCACTAGTTATATTGAGTAAGGATCAATCAATATCTGGCCTTTCTACAGATTTTGAGAATTTAGGCGATAACATAGCTTTTGCTACTGTTGAGATGGCAAAGTTAATAAAAAAGTTTACTGACCTTGTACAAAATCCTTCATTCAAAGCAGGTTTATTAGCGTTAGCAATTTTAAGTAAAAAACCAGCTGCTGTATTAGGTGCTTTTGGTGTTATAGGTGTAGATGCTATAGGTGGCTTAGCGACTAGTAAACGACCTATAAGCGAAAAAGAAAACTCAGCATTAGCCAGAATCAGAATATTAAATGCTCGCATAGAGGCAAAGTTAGCAGGAGCTAAGAAAAAAGAATACGATTTATTAACAGCTAAAAACGCTATTGAGAATAAAAACGTAGAAGAATTAAAAAAGAAATTTGACTTAGAGCGCATAGGTATAAACGCAGCCCTAAACAGTGCAACCGATGAAGAGACTAAGTTACGCCTAAGATCACAGTTAGCAATCCTAGACAATAACGAGGCTATGGCTAAAAAGTTAATAGCCGAATTAGAAGCTGCGGAAGCGTTAAAGAAACTAGCAGATCAGGCCAGACTTGCAGGTATGTCTTTAGAAGATTTTGCAATTAAACAAGTAAGAACGTTAAACGCGAAAATAGATGATTATGTGACAAACATGGTTTTGGATTTAGTAAGAGATTTGAATGCACGCATATCCGCTCTTTTGGCTAAATTTAATTTTACTAATCCATCTGGTGGTGGTGGTGGTAGTAGTGATACTGGTGGTGGTGACATTATTTATTCACCAGCCGTACAGAAACTTGCCATAGAATCAACGGCAAAATTAAACGATAAAATACAAGATTATTTATCAGGTTTTAGTATGGGTGGCGTACAGCGTTCATCATCACAAAATCAAATGGATATTAAAGTGACTGTAGATGCAGGTGGCGATAGACTAAGCCAAGCAATAGCAGAGAGCATACAGGTGGCAACTAGATCGGGATATAGCACAGTACCTGCTGGCTTCCTAGTATGACTGTACCAGTAATAAATGCAATAATTAATTTTAGCACTGGCCCATCCTTTGCTCAGGCCATGATTATTGATCAAGGTATATTAGGCACTAACGTACTAGCAGATTCAGCAGCTGTAATTGTAGATGTGTCTAATGAAGTTAATCGAATAGAAACTAACCGAGGCCGTACTGCACTATCAGATCAATTTCAGACAGGTGCACTAACCTTGCGCATTGTCGATCAAAACGGAAATTTCAATCCCCAGAATGTTAGCGGGCCGTATTATAATTTATTAACACCTATGAAGAAAGTGCAGATTACTGCTACTTTTAACAGTGTTACCTATCCTATCTTCTCGGGATTTATTACGTCTTATGTAACTACATATCCAGGTGAGTCTGCAGAGGATGTAGCCATAACAACTATCCAAGCCGTGGATGCGTTTAGATTGGCACAAGTGGCACAAATCAGCACAGTAACAGGTGCTACAGCAGGCGACTTATCAGGCACACGTGTTAATCAAATATTAGATGAGATTGACTGGCCAACCTCTCAACGTGATATAGATGCAGGTTTAACTACTCTGCAAAATGATCCTGGATCTAACAGAACAGCCTTAGCAGCTTTAACTACTGCAGCAACGTCAGAATATGGTGCTTTATACGTAGACGCTAATAACTCGTTTGTATTTCAAGACAGAGCAGTAACTGTTGGATCTATTGGCGGCACACCTACAGTCTTTGCAGATAACGGCACAGGTATAGATTACTTTGATGCTAGCTGGATTCTTAACGATGTGCTTATATTTAATAAAGCCACCATTACAAGATCTGGGGGCAGCGCCCAGGTAGCCCTAAATCAAGCCAGTATTGATAAATACTTCTTACACAGCTACTTCTTAGACAACTTACTTATGCAGAGTGACGCGGTAGCACTAGATTACGCCCAGGCTTATGTCGCATCACGTGCAGAAACTAGTATCCGATGTGATGCCATTACTCTTGACCTATACACGCCTAATTATGATACAGGCGTAGTCGCAGCCCTAGACCTAGATTTCTTTGACCCTATAACCATTATTACTACTCAGCCAGGTGGATCTTTGCTTGAAAAGACCCTGCAGATTTTCGGTGTCCGTATGAATATAACCCCGAATAGTTGGAAAACAACCTTTACAACACTAGAACCTGTCATAGATGGGTTTATAATAGGCAACGTAGATTACGGTGTCTTAGGACAAAACGTACTATCTTATTAAGGAGATATAATGGCAACAGGATTTCCAGCATCAACAGGTGACGTACTTACCTCTGGC